ACAGCGACGCAATCCCGACGGGTCCATCGGCGAATTCTTCACGGCCAAGACCATTTTTGAGTCACCGTACACACAGGCTGACATCGTGGCCGTGGACTGGGAGCACGGCTATGCACCAGCAGGCGAACCAGGTGCCGACGATGTGCTGGGCCGTGTCGACTGGAAGACGGCGATGGTCGACGAGAAAGGACTGTTCGTCGAGCGCGTACTCAACCGCCGCAACAAATATGTCCGATTTCTGGAGGAACTCATCCGGGCTGGGCTTATCGGTACCAGCACAGAGGCCATACCGGATGGTGTGGTCAAAGCCGCCGATGGCGAGATTGTCGCATGGCCATTGCGTCGTGACACGCTCACGGTCCAGCCGATGGACCCCCGCATGATTGACGACAACGTCGTGACAGCGGTCAAAGCACTTGGGATCGACAATCTGTTGATCGTGCCGTGCGATAATGATGCAGAGGCGGCTCTAGAGGCGGACCGAAAATCTGCGGCAGCTGCGATGCTAGAAGAACTGACCCGGATGGAAAAGGAGTGGTCAATATGACGTGGATGGAATGTATCAACCTAGCCCGGCAGGCCGTCGCAGAGGGCGATCTGGATCTGGCGCAAAGCTACAAGCAGCGCGCTCAGATGCTGCACGAACTGGATTTGATGGCGTCGGGCGCCAACGTGGAGGTCGAAATGGAAAACGAGAAAATGAAATATGATGAGATGAAGGCGCTGCGCGATGAAATCGACGCACTCAAGGCTTTCCGATCGCAGATTGAAAGCGAACCTGCCAGCAAAGCAGCACCCCGTCTCGTCGTTACTGACGATGAGACTGACAAGATGGCTGATGCACCGTTCAAGAGCGTCGGCGAACAGCTCTACGCAATTGCAGAGGCTGCCATTCGCCCCGGTCGTGCTGACCAGCGTCTGGCTGCTCAAGCAAAACGGGCCAAGGCCCTCGGTCTGTCGGAAGGGGTGCCGAGCGATGGAGGCTTTCTGCTCCAGCCTGATTTTTCGGCGGAGATTTTGCGACGGATGAACGAGATGGGGTCGGTGATGGCTCGCACTCGTCGCATCCAGATCAGCCCCCAGTCAAACGGTATCGTCATGAACAGCATCGACGAGACCAGCCGTGCCACCGGCTCGCGCTGGGGCGGCATCCAGGGATACTGGCTGGCTGAGGCTGGCACCAAACAGGCCAGCAAACCCAAGTTCCGGCAGATGTCGTTGCAGCTGAAGAAGCTCGCCGGAGTAGGCTATGCTACCGACGAGCTGCTTGCCGACACAACGGCGTTGGGCAATATCATGACCCAAGGATTCTCGGAGGAGCTCACGTTTCTCATCGAGGATTCGATCATCAACGGCACCGGCGCTGGCCAGCCTCTCGGTGTGTTGGCAAGCAACGCCCTGATTAGTGTTGCCAAGGAAACCGGGCAGGCGGCTGCCACGATCGTGACGGCAAACATTTTCAAGATGTGGAGCCGCATGTGGAGCCGCTCACGCTCCAACGCAGTATGGTTCATCAACCAGGACATCGAACCCCAGTTGTTGGCGCTCGACATGCCTGTCGGCACAGGTGGCATGCCCGTCTACCTGCCAGCCAACGGTATCAGTGGTGCACCGTTCGGCACGTTGCTCGGACGCCCGATCGTGCCGATTGAGTATGCTGCAACGCTCGGCACCGTGGGTGACATCATTCTGGCGGATCTGTCCCAGTACGTGATGATCGAAAAAGGCGGGTTGCAGGCCGAGACCAGCATCCATGTGCAGTTTTTGACGGACGAGACCGCCTATCGATTGGTCTACCGTGTTGACGGCCAGCCAGCATGGCACGACACGCTGACTCCATTTAAGGGCTCGGCCACCCAGTCGCCGTTTATCGCTCTGGCCACACGGGCATAGGAGATAATCATGCATATTTCGCAGACACACAAAATTGTCCAGCTGTATCAGGGTGCGGCCAACGCCGTATCGTGTGATATCGTATCGCTCAAAAATTTCCACCGTGGCGCCATCGTTGTCACCCACACCGGCAGCTCTGATACCGATTTGGTGTTGACTGTCAAGGAAGCCACTACCGTTGCTGGTGGTTCGGCGCAGACCGTTGCCAACAACGTTGAAATCTACGCTGACACCGATGCTGGCACCAGCAGCGATGTGTTGGTGAGGCAAACCGCTGCCAAGACATACACAATTGACACGGGTGTTGCGCCCAACCAGGTCGTCGTCTTCGAGATTGACCCGGACGCGCTCAGCGCTGGGTTTGACTGTGTCTATCTGGATGACAGCGGTGGCAACGCCAGCAATGTCGTCAACATCACGTTCATCGGCGTCCCTCGGTACCCGGGTGTACCGTTGGCGGCTGCCATCACTGACTAGTCGGTATGCACGTATGCACGGTATGTCGGTATGCACGACTAACTTTTCAATATACGCGTACGCGTGAAGAGTTTATGCTGCATACCGACATACGCTGCATACATGCATACATCGGCGGAACCACCGCCATAACCTGATAGGATGGAGGGATTATGACTGTCGCAAACGTAAAATCCAACTGGACGTCTGGCAATCTACGTTTTGGCCAAAAACACGCCAACGGCACGGCGCAGGTCCAGTTTGACAGTGTGCCCCTGGCGCTCTCGGGCGATTACACGTTGACTGGATTCAACGCGCTGTCCAGCCGCTACGAATTGTCGTGGACAGCAGGCAGACAGGGCAAGCCTGGCATCAACGCCGACATCCAAAATGCCGCTGAAGCCACGCGCATGGTGGCTGACCCCCAGTTCGAGGTACTCGGCACCAACGGCACCTCGGCGCTCAGCACCTATTACGCCGAAGGCGGTATCACATTCACGACGGCCGGCGCCGACAATGACCAGATGATCCTCGTGCCGCACCTGGATACCAACCAGTCGGCCTGGGAGCAGGTCACGTGGGGAACCGACCAGGAGACGGTTTGGGAATGTGCATTGCGCACGACCGCCACGATCACGTCGATGACGATTTGGGCTGGGCTCAAATTGACCAACACGTCGGTCACAGCCACCGATAACGATCAGGCGTTTTTCCGCTACGCGGCTGCCACCAACAGCGGCAAATGGCAGGCGATTCACAGCATCGGTGGGACCGACACAGCCACCGACACCGATATCACGGTTGCTGCCAGCACCACCTACCGGCTGAGGGTGGCAATCGATTCGTCGCGCATCGCTCGATTCTACATCAACGGCACGCTGGTTAGCACCTCGACCGCCCTGACCGATGCGACGGATCTCAAGCCTTACATCGGTGTGCAGGCCAACACCGGCGCTGCTCGCGCGGTCAATATCATCGGGCAGGCTATCAGCCGCAAGGTGGCATAATGGCTGTGCCACTGGTTCGGTTGGCGAGCGGACAAATCCGGGAGGAGCCAGGCACATTTGGCACCATCAAATGTGGCGAGCTGGCAGGCAGCGCCACAGCCGTACAGATGCCGGATGTCACCTGCTACCAAGTCAAATTCAAGGCGCTCAGCGACAACAGCGGTAACGTTTATATCGGCGGGGCTGGTGTGACAGTGGCCAACGGGTCAACCGATACGACCACGGGCTGGGAGCTGGATGCAGGGCAGGAGACCGAATGGCTGCGTGTGGACAATCTCAACGTGTTCTACCGCATCTGCAACAACGCCGGTGACGACCTGGTCTACATGGCGATGATCTAATGGCATATGCAACCGTCGCTCAGCTGAAAGCATATATGGGCCTGGACGTCAACGACGACGATCCGTTGCTGGAATCGTTGTTGACCCGGGCCCAAACGGCCATCGAGCACTATACTCACAGACTATTCGAGGCGGCGTCTGACACGACCAAACTATTCGACGCTCAGCACGATACGTCCGACCACTACATGGTGCTGGACTGGACACCATACGGGCTGGACCTGTGCCAGATCACGACGGTGACCAACGGTGATGACACAACGGTTGCTGCCAGTGCGTACGTTACCAACCCGCGCAACGAGACGCCGTGGTACGGGCTGCGATTCAAGCTCAACAGCGGATTGTACTGGACGTTTGACCAGGATCCAGAAAATGCCATCAGCATCACGGGACGCTGGGCCTATAGCCTGACTGCCCCATCCGATATCATCCATGCGACGGTGCGGATGGCGACGTATCTGTACCGGCAAAAGGACAGCAACACATTTGACGTGACCGCCATCCCCGGCGCCGGGGTGATTGAAGTGCCGCAGGGCATGCCGCGTGATGTGGGCAAAATGCTGGAGCCATATCGGAGGGCGAGGTGATTGGTGTTGCAGGCACGATTGCGCTCATGCAAAATCTGGCAGCGACAATCACTGGTATCAAATATGCGCCCCAGGTCGGCTATCCTCCAGCGCTGGACACGGCCAAACTGCCAGCCGTACTGACATTTGCCAGCGATGCATTGACCACGCCGATTAGTAATCGTGTGACGGCGACCAGTGCATCGTTCCGCAAGATCGAGCGGGCCTACTCGCTGACCTGCTATGTGGATCCGATCGGACAGTCAAGTGCTCGTGTGCGCATGGATCTATGCATCGAACTGCTCGATGCATTCAGCGACGTGTTTGTACCCAACCGACACCTCGCTGAAACTGTGCGCATATTGGATACCAGAGACACCGGCATTGTTTCTGGCGCCAACGTCGTAACGGGCAATGCCGATAACCTGGTCTACAATGGTCAGCCATATGCTGGATTTGTTATGTCGATAACTGTGATTGAGATGCCAACATGAAAATACTGATTGTCGTCACAACGCATCCGCTCTATGGCATTCGCCCACAGGCGGCAGCAGCGCTGGATGCACTGGATACAACTGGATATGATGTCGGCAGGATTGACATTGATGATGATGGCATTGACCCAGCTCTGCCCCATTTTGACCGACTGCTCCAAAAGCACCTGCGCATCCCTACGCTGGCAGCTGACTATGATGCTGTGTTGTCGGTCGAGTATGACAATGTAATTCCATCCGATACAATCCAGCGGTTGGCAGTAGTCGATGCAGATGTGGCACATGGGCTATACTGCAATCGGCGGCCCCCGTATTTGTGGTTGGCAAACATCGAGACCAACTGTGCCCAAGGGATTACGTTCGCACGCAACGGCCCGACGGCTCAGGCGGCTTGGGGCAATGTCGTGCAGACACAGGGTGTGGGGCTCGGCTGCACGCTCATCCATCGGCGAGTGCTG